TGCTTATACCCCAGCACCTAAAAAGAAACGCCCAACCGCAAAATAAAGTTGAGCGCTCTGAAAATATCGGGGCGAGAGGATTTGAAACTCCGGGTTTTAGCGCTCGCAAGGCTCATTTAGGCATTTCATAGAGTAGAAATTCGTATATACAAAAATAGTATTACATATATCCTGATTTTGTTCGTTATCATGAGGTTGGACTATGACCGTACCGCTAAGCTTCTTTATGAAACGCCAAAAAACAGACAAAATTTTGACCGTTTTCGACGAGCACGTTCCGGGCCTCGGCGTCCGGGTTAATCGCTCCGGCAGGCAAGTTTTTATCCTGAAATTCAACTTAAAAGGCCGCGCGGTATGGCGGACCCTTGGCTCTACTGACTTCATGACTCTAGACCAGGCGCGCCGGCTAGCTAGCAGGATGAAGGCTCTAGCCAGGGGCGGCGACGATCCGACCGATCTAATTCAAAGCTTCCAGATAAAAGAAGGAATCGCGCTTCAAGGCGTTATTGACGTCTCGCGCTTTGCCGAAATCTATATAGATCGTCATGCCCGTGAGCATAAAAAGAGCTGGAAGAAGGACGAGCAACGGCTCAAATTTTACGTCCTTCCGGTCCTCGGCAAACGAGGATTGTCGGAGATAAGTCGCGACGACCTCTCTCGCCTTCATCGAGAGATCGGGAAGCGGTCTCACTATTCAGCCAACCGGGTGATCGAGCAGCTTCACACGATGTTCAGGTTAGCGACGATCTGGGGATATCTGCCGGAGACTTGGCCGAATCCGGCAAGTGGAATCAAGCAGTATAAAGAGAGAGCTCGCGACCGCTTTGTCTTGCCCTCGGAAATGCCCCGGCTCGCTGCAGCGATAGCCGCGCACGAAGATCCGTTCGTTCGCGCCGCTCTTCAACTCTATTTGTATACAGGTATGCGTAAGATGGAACTGCTCTCGCTCAGGTGGTCCTATGTTGACCTCGAGTTCGGCGAGATTCGACTTCCAGATACAAAAAACGGACGGCCGCATCGAATCCCGCTCGCCGCTCCGGCGCTCAAAATATTGGCTTCTTTACCCAAGAAGGGCATTAACCCTTATGTTTTTCCGGGCAAGATTGCCGGCACTCATTTGTCGAGGATTGATAAAGCTTGGCAGAAGATCCGGAAGGAAGCGAGATTAGAAGATGTTCGACTTCACGACTTACGAAGAACGGTCGGATCTTGGGTCGTCCAGAGCTCGAAGAACTTAACAATCGTCGGCGATATTCTTAATCAAACGAATCAAAACGTAACAAGAGTTTACAGTCGATTCACTAACGATCATGTTCGCGACGCGCTAAACGCTCATGCGGCGCAGCTTTCGGAATACTTTTAATCTTTAGTTTCCTCTTGACGCGAAACGTCGTTTTCTCAGGTCAAGAGGCGATTTCTGAGACCTTCTATTACTGCGAGTCGTAGACCTCAAAGCCTGAATAGTTGGGCTAATTGCTCTCAGAACGGAATCTATCACGCGCCCGGCCGGTTGGCTTGCTTAACAATTCAAAGAGAGCTTTTACTAAAGCCCGTTCCAGGTCGATTATATCCAGTAGAGATAAGACGGCGAGACCATAGATTAAGGCTGAATATATTATGAGCCTGTTCTAATGTTGGTAATGTCGATTTAATGTTTGTTTCTTATTACGGCTATGGAAGATTTTTGATTACGAAGATCGGTAGTAATCGATCGCTATTAGAGAAACGCTGCAAAAAACACATTAAATCGACATTTCTGACATGAGAACCGACTCATAAACCATGCCAAGGATTTACATCAAAATAAATCTCGATTATCGTTGACTGTTTATTGGTACCGCCGGTGATATCAAACGGAGTGATAGTAATGGCAGAAGGTATATTAAACGAACATCAAAGGTTGGCCGAGGCTCTTCTCGGAGAACTGCGATCTTTATCGAATGCTCTTCGAATCGAAGATCCAAGGTTTCATGGTTTCGCTTCGGTGAAAGCAGCATGGAAGCTTGATGATGGTTATCTCGAGGCTACTCTTACAGCCTTGGAATCCGGTGTCGTTCTGGAAACCAGTTTTCAAAATTTCAAGACTGGTCGAATCCAGACCGAGAGAGTCGATCTGTATTGTGATGTCAACATAGTGGTAACGCCAAGTGCCGAAGCAAGCTAAACGCCTTTGTCGATGGGTCTTTTGCAAGAACGCCTCCTATGGTCCCTATTGCCCGGACCACATAGAGGCAGCTCGCAAGCGTGAGCAGTCGCAACGAACGACGCCACCTAATCCGTTCTACAAGACTATTGCTTGGCAGAACCTAAGAGAGTTTATCCTCGCTCGCGATCCTATATGTAAGGCTTGCAGGAAGGTTGCTTCGAAAGAAGCCGATCACATAATCGCCCTTTCAGATGGCGGCGAAGCGCTCGATCCCGATAACTGTCAGGGATTATGCAAGAGCTGTCATAGCAAGAAGACGGCAAAGGAAAATGGTCGATTCACTAAGAAGACTTATCCTGGCAGGATTCGCTAGCCTTTTAGCGGCTTCTGGGGTACTATTCGAGAAGCTCTTCAAGAGCCTTCATTTTCCGGGTCAAAACAGTCAATTATGAGAGGTTTTTAATTAAATTCTGTTAATAATTGGCACTTCTATTAACTTTCTTTAAGAAAATCATAGTTTTCTTAACCCGTTCTAATAAAAGTAGCCAAGGGGGTCGAAAAATCTAGACCCTCATCCACTGGATCGCGCGGTGGACCTCGAACTTATTTTCGCGAAAATCGGACCCCGGGGTCCGTAATTCGAAACGCCCACGGGGCGCTGGTTTCGGGGATTTAGGGCAAAAATCGAGCGATCCCGATCGCCTGCAAAGCCCATAAGGCGAGCCTTTCGGGTTTTTTTTATCCCATTTTCAAGCAAGCCGCTACCACGTTTCAAGCAACTCGTCAATAGAGGTTAGACAAGTTTAATGCCGCCCAGAGGAAGACCGCCGAAGCCTACGGCTCTAAAAATCCTACAAGGCAATCCAGGCAAGCGAAAGCTGAATCCGGACGAGCCGAAGCCTTCTGCTCCGCGCAAGAAGCGACCGCCTGAGCATTTGCATAGATACGCTAAAGAGCTTTGGATTCAATACGTCCCGGAGCTCGAGCGGCTCGGACTGCTCAGCTTGCTTGATACGGGGCTTTTAGAGATGGGCTGTACCGCTTATGCGGAATGGCGGCTCGCTCACGAAGCCCTCGAGGAGCACGGGCGAATTCAGGAAATTATTCGCGAGGGCGGTTCTATCTACCGACAACAATCGCCGGAGGTGAGTATGGCCAAACAAGCTTACGAGCAGTATCGTGGCTTTTGTAATGAATTCGGGCTATCACCGGCTAGCCGAACCAGGATTAACGGGCCGTCGTCCGGTGATCTGAATGCCAAAGAAGAAGAGCGCTTCTTCGGATAAGTCCGCCAACAAAGGCGGGCGACCTAAGAAACTGCCGGCGGTGCCTCGTCTACAGTGCTTAGCGCCGAGTGAGTGTTATTTCGATCTCTACTACTGGGACGAAGACGCCGCTCAGCTGATAATCGACTTTGCTAGTAAATACTGCCGGCATATCAAAGGCGAATGGGCCGGGCGTCCGGTAGAGCTCGATCAATGGGAAGTCGAGATCCTCCGAACCGTGTTTGGATGGAAGCGGAAGAGCGACGGAAATCGCCGCTTCTCGACGCTATACCTCGAAGTCCCTAGAAAAAATGGTAAGAGCTTGATCGCGTCCGTGATCGGGCTTTTTCTTTTGCTTTGCGACAAAGAGCCAGGCGCCGAGGTCTACTCGGCCGCGACCGATCGCCGGCAAGCTGGCTTAGTTTTCAATACAGCTAAGCAGATGGTCAAGAAAGATCCGGCGCTTTCTCGGCGCGCAAAGCCGTTCAAGCAAACGATCGTCGTCGAGAAGACGGATTCCGTTTATGAAGTCCTCTCCGCGGAAGCTTTCACAAAAGACGGCTTGAACGCTCACGGGATTATTTTCGACGAGCTTCACGCTCAGCCGACCAGGGATCTCTACGACGTGTTAAGGACTTCGGTCGGAGCTCGCCGGCAACCGCTAGAAGTTTATATCACGACTGCCGGAACCAGCTTAGAATCAATATGTTATGAGGTTCACGACTACGCGATCAAGGTTCGCGACGGTATTATCCGCGATGATACGTTCTTCGGTAAGATTTACGCGGCGGAAGCCGATGACGACTGGACAAGTCCGGAAGTTTGGGCGAAAGCTAATCCGGGACTAGGAACGTCAGTAAAGATCGAATATCTACAGAAAAGATGCAATGAAGCCAAGGCGAAGCCAAGCTTCTTAAACACTTTCAAGCGATTACATTTGAACATCTGGACGGGCGAAGGCCAATCTTGGTTGCCTTGGGATCTTTGGGCTAAGCGCGCGGGCGATTACAGCCTGGAGAGCCTGTTAGGTCAAAAATGCTGGATCGGTTTGGACTTATCAAAGCGGATAGATATAACTGCGATGACCGCGGTTTTCTTCGACGAAGAAATAAACGGACTGAAGTCGATTCATAAATTCTGGATGCCGGAAGATCGAGCGGAAGAGCGCGCGGCCCAGGACCGCGTTCCTTATTTGCAATGGGCCGAGCAAGGCTTTCTAGAGCTCACGGAAGGTAACGTCGTCGATTATCAGGTCGTTTTCAACGAGATCCTAGACTGGCATGATAAGTTTGACGTCGTCGAGACGGTCCTTGATCGATGGGGCTCGACCGCTATTTCGTCAGCTCTCCAAAAGCGGGACATAGAGCCGGTCGAATTCGGTCAGGGCTATAGAGATATGTCGCCGGCGATGAAGGATCTCGAGGCGTTGATCATGCAAGCGCGCTTTCTTCACCCAAATAATCCGCTTATGAATTGGATGATGAGCTCGGTCGTTATCAAGACTGACGAAGCGGACAACATAAAACCCGATAAACGGAAATCTAGAAATAGAATAGATGGACCGGTATCGCTTATAATGGCGTCGGGCCGCTGTCTTGCCAGTACCGAAGATCTATCAAGTGTATATGACGAAGGGGATCTAAAGATTATATGATTTCGCTCGATTTGCGGGATGTCGTTTGTTTTCTGGGAGCTGTTAGTTTGCTCGTCGGAAGTTTCTTGCTCAGCTTGCCGGCGGGGCTTATCTGTTTAGGTGTCGTTTTAATTCTTGCCTCGATATTCTTTGAGGCTCACAAAGGGGGCGAGAATGGGACTGATAGCCAATCTAAGAAAGAGATGGACTGAGCCGATCGAGTTTATCGGCCGCTCTTCTAAGTATTCTCTAGCAAATCCAAGCCAAGAATTCATTCAGCTTGTCGCCGCGTCGCAGACTTCCGACGCTTCGGTCGCGGTATCGCCGGAAGTGGCACTAAAGACAATGGGCCTATATGCGGCGATAACGACGATCGTAGAACCGCTTTCGCATATGCCGATCCCGGTGATGGAAGTAGACGGAAGGAATCGAACCAGACTTAGAAGCCATCCGGTTTGGCGAATTCTGAATCAGGTTTTTAATGATGAGCAGCATTCGATGGAAGGCCGCGAAATGCTCCTAGGGCACTACATTTTAAGGGGTAACGCTTACGGACAAATTTTAAGAGACAGGTCAGGAAGGGCGGCTCAAGTGTGGCCGCTTCATCCGGATCGCATGAAAATAGAAAGAAGAAGCGAGAAGCTTGTCTATATCTATATGGACGCAAACGGCGACGAATGGACTCTTCAGAAAGAGAACGTGTTGCACTTGCGCAACGTGCTAGATTCGGAGGGCGTGAGCGGAGTCGGCTTTATCAGACGGGCCGCTAATGCGATCGGCTTGACGATTGCAACCGAAAGATATGCTTCCAAGCTTTACGCGAACGGCGCGCGGCCCTCCGGTGTTCTGAAGCATCCGGGCAAACTGAAGGATGCCGCTTATGAGCGGCTCAAGAAGGAATTCGCGGACAAGTATCAAGGGATCGAAAATCTCGGCAAAGTCGCCATCCTCGAAGAGGGTATGGACTGGCAAAAGATGGGCTTTACAGCTGAAGAATCGCAGCTGATCGAATCTAGAAAATTTCAAATCGAAGATATCGCCCGCGGTTTGCGCGTTCCCGGCCATAAAGTAGGACTTCTAGACAAAGCGACTTTCTCGAACATTGAGCACCAAAATTTAGAATTCGTTGTTTTTACATTGATGGGACATGCTCGCCGCTTCGAGCTAACTTGTGAAAGAGATCTTTTGACCGAGAAAGAAAGAGAGTCGGTCGAGCTCCGGTATAATTTCAATTCGCTTTTGCGCGGCGATATCAAAACCAGATCCGAAGCCTACGCGATCGGCCGCATGTGGGGATGGATGTCGGCGGACGACGTCCGCGAGCTCGAGGATCTCGATCCGCTTCCGGAGAATCAGGGTCAAATCTATCTTCTTCCGCAAAACTATATTGACGCTCGCAAGATCGACGAGGTGACGCCGAGCTCGAAGCCGCTCGCGCCGGCAGAACAAAGCACTCCTAGATCTAGAAGTGAAAACGACCTATTTAGACCGGCTTACCGTCAGGCTTTCATGGTGACTTTAGTTGATGCGTGCAATCGGATAGTCAGAAAAGAGGCAAAAGCGGCAGAAAACGCCTTAAAATCAGCCTCTCTGAAGGGCTCACCGGAGCAATTCAGGGCTAAAATAGCCGCTTTTTACGACGAATTCGAGGCGGAAGTCTTGTCAAATATTGATACTTTAGCCGTCTCTTTTGGCTACATGGTCGCAGAAAACGACGTCAGAAGGCAGGAAGAGATCCGAGAAAAGGCTAAAAATGTGGCTAAAAATGCCCTTCTAGACGGCGAAAACGCTCTAGTTTTGCACGATTTTTCAAGCCCGGAAGTCGCATATCTAGCTATATCTCGCACGATCGCCACTTGGCGCAGCGATCGAGCTAAGGAAATCGCCAACGCCGTGATCGACGACCTAGATTCTTATGCCAAGGAGGCTTTACGTATATGCGCTTGATTTTTTCGTTCCTTGTTTGCTTTATTTGCTTGGTATCGCCCGCGGTGGCTTCCGATCTGCAGTTAAAGCCGCCAATAGTCGCCGGATCATCTGCCACTAGCGGCGATTCCGCTCCGCCGGCGGAAAATAAGAATCAAGAAGCTAAGAAAGAAGAGAAAGTAAAGGTGTTCGCGGAGCCGGCTTATGTCTATTTTGACGAAGCGGGCAAAGAGCATATAGTTAAGCGCTCTTCGGTGCCTGCGAAATATCTAGATAACTTCAGTAATAGGCATCCGAAAGTTTCAGCAATAGCCCGCGCGGCTCGAAAAATTGCGGTCGGTTGGGTAACTCCGGCGTTAAATTTGGTTGGCGCAATCAATAATATTTGAGGATCTGAAAATGGACAAAGAGCAACACGCGAAAGCGCTTCAACGCCGGACAAATCACGGCGTTATCAAGCTAGAGACCAGGGCGGAGGGCTCAGGTCTTCAAATGCTCGCCGGTCATGGGGCGGTTTTCAATCAAGAAACTGTAATCCAGGATTGGTGGTATGACTACAGGGAAAAGATTTTGCCGGGCGCTTTCGCGCAAGACATCGCCGGCGGTGCCGACGTTCGAGCACTCGTCGATCACTTGGCGACCAAGGTCATCGCGCGGACTAAAAACAAGACGCTCAGGCTTTCCGAAGATACGATCGGGCTTTATTCCGAGATCGATCCTTCTGACACTACCGACGGACGTGACATAGTCGAGAAGGTTCGCCGCGGCGACGTCGACGGGATGTCGATCGGCTTTTTTATTCGCAAGCAGCAATGGACCGAGAGTAAAGACGAGATGGATCTTCGCGAGATTCTCGACGTGCAGCTCGTCGACGTCTCGCCCGTGACCTTCCCGGCTTACCCGCAAACCGATATCTCGGCTAGAAATCTGCTTCAGGATTCGGAGCTCGACGAGCTCAAGAAGATCGGACGCTTGATTTGTAGAGCGAAAACGGATCGACTAAAAGAAGGCGACGAGGAAGAAGCCGAGCGACTGATCGAGCAATTGAGAAAGATCTTTAGAAAGGATCGCGTAATCGAAGAAGCGCCGGCGCCGGCTTTTAATCAGCTTTTGCTAATAGAACGAGAACTAGAGCTCCTCACTTTAGAAGACTGAGCTCGCAACCCAAAAAAACGGAGTAAACGAAATGATCAAAAAACTAATCGCGCTTGTAGCTCTCTTCTTTGGCTTGTGTTTTTCGCCGGCATTCGCCGACGAGGTAAGCACTCCGCCCGCGCCTGAGTTTAAGCAGTACCAGCGCGATGGTGTGATCGATCCTTCGCTCGCAGGTTTAGCGAAAGAGCTTAGCGAGCAAGCGAAAGTGATAGCCGATCTACAAGAAAACTCTCGCTTAGATAACGAGCTGAGCAAACAATCTAAATTTATAGACGGTCTAAGAGATCGGATCTATGCTTTGGAAGTAGGTTTTAACGGTAATACCTTAAATCAGTATGTCGACGATATCGCAGAGCGCTTGAAGAAACTAGAAGCGAGATGCAAAGCTGATTGCAATTACTTCTCGACCAGCGAAGTCGAAATAAACAAACGGCTTGCTCGCCTGGAAGAGAAAGTATCTAGACTGATCAAGATCCTGAAGCTGCAGAAAGAAGCGGTTAAGTAGCTTGACATAATTTCCGCTTACCGGATATTATCGAATCTCAAGATAACCGGCTTTTCGATCTCCGAGTAGAGAGATTTGACGGGCGCAAGAGCAAAACCCCGAAGGGCTAACGCCGACTTGCTTGACGCTTTATTTTAGCGTCGCGCTCGTTGGCGTTTTTTTTAGTCTCAACGATTGCGGCGCGCATATACAAAAGGGATATGAAAAATGCCGCAAGAAACAGCAAATCATTATCAAGAGAAATATATCAAAGCTCTTAACGAAGCTAGATCTATTCTAGATACCGCCAAGAAAGAAAATCGCGATTTTACCGGCGAAGAGCTCACTGCTTATAATCGCGCGAAAGACGAAGTGGCTCGATATAAAGAGCTGGCAAAAGACGAAGTCGAATTCGACAAAGAGCAAAGGCACGTCGACAAATCCAAAGAAGTTTTAGAGCGAGCCATCCGTCCGGGCGTCGAAGCCGTGCCCGCTAAGTCGGAGAAAGAAGCGCAAGAGCTCCGATACTTGTCTCACGCGGTCCGCGAAGTAGTCCGGAAGAAGCCCGATCTATTTACAGACGAAACCCGCGCGCAGGAATTCGCGGAGTTTCTGAGAACCGGCGTCGTCGGTCTTAAGATGCATGAAACCCGCGCGCAGCAAGCCGATCTCGGCGTCGTCGGTGGCTACTTCTTGCCCCCGATCTCTATGATCGCCGGCATCATGAAAAACGTTGACGATCTCGTTCAGCTGCGGAGCGTTGCGAGCAAGTTTCAAGTCGCCTTGGGTCAAGATCTCGGACAAATCGAACTAACCGACGATGCGGACGATTTTGACTTCACTTCCGAACTCGCGACCGGCAATTTGCAAAGCGATCTAACCTTCGGTAAGCGGGTTTTGAAAACTCAGCCGCTCGCGAAGCGCGTCAAGATCTCAAATAAATTGATCGCAGCTAGTACGATCGACTTTGTTTCTTATGTTATGAGCCGCCTATCCTACAAGCTCGGCTCTACCGAAGAACAAGCCATGATGACCCATAACGGCGTTAATGGACCTCTCGGTCTTTTCGTCGCTCACTCCGCCGGCATTCCTTCAAGCCGCGACGTCGCGACCGGTAACACTACCGCGGCCGCCACTTTTGACGGACTGAAAAATGCTAAATGGGCTCTTAAGCCTCAATATAGAGTATCGCCTAGCCTTCGCTGGCTGTTTAACTCCGACGCTCTTCTGAAGCTAGACCTCGAGAAGGACGCCAATGATCATTACATCTGGCAACCGTCTGTTATTGCCGGCGAGCCCGATAAAGTCTTGAATATCCCGGTGATTGAATCGCGCTTCTGCCCGAATACTTTCGTCGCGAACGCCTACGTCGGGATGCTTGGCGATTTCAGCTATCTATATATTGTCGATGCGATGAACATGCAGATCAAAGTATTGAACGAAATGTACGCTGAACAGAACCAAACAGGATTCATTCTAAGATCTGAATTCGACGCTCGTCCGATGCTGGCCGAAGCCTTCGTTCGCGTGAAGCTTGCCGCTTCGTAATCGCGGCGATTAAGTAGATGCAAAATCCGCCGCCGGTATCGGCGGCGGTATCAATAGAAGGTAAAAACAAAAATGGGTCAATTAACTAACGAAAGAGATATTCGTAGCGCCATGGGATACCAGGCGGCCGGAACTACCGACGTTAACGGAACCTCGATCGATACTGCCGGCGCCGGCAAATCGATCGCTTTCGTGGGAAGTGTTGGGGCTATCGTTTCCGGCGGCGTTCAGTCTGTGAAAATTCAATATTCCGATGATAATTCAAGCTGGAGCGACGTCGCCGGAGCCGAAAAGGTTCTCGCCGATACTGACGACGACAAGACTTTCGCGATCGAGATCGCCTTTTGCCTGCATAGGTACTATAGAGCGGTGCTCTTGCGAGAAACTCAAAATTGCACTTTGAACGCGATTCTCGCATTTATCGGCGATCTTCTTGTCGAACCGGCTCCGGCACATTCTAGCCATGACGGCGCCGTCCAGGTAGCCGCGGGCTAAGCTTTCCTCGCCACACATCCCCGAAAACGGGGCGCTAAGCGCCCCTTATTCGGAATTTAAAACCCTTTCAATCGGAGCTTGATTTCTAAAATGGCAAAATCAGAAAAAATGGTAAACGTAAAAATGCGCGCGACTTGCGCTCTTCCCGATCTCGTCGCTCGCGCGGGGAAGGTTGTAGCTCTTCCCGAATCGCTCGCAAATAAGCTTATCGAAGGCGAATATGCCGAGCTCAGTAAAGAGCAACCGTCGCCGGAGCCCGTAGCCGAGCCGAGCGAAATCTAATGAGCGCTCCGAAGGTGACGACGCCCGCCTCTTCCGCGCCGGTCTCTCTTGCCGAAACTAAGGCATTTCTAGAGATCGCGGCGGACGATACTAGCTTTGATTCGCTCTTGCTCGAGCTGATCGCTGAGAAGACTAAAGAAGCCGAAGATCTTATGGCGCGGGCGCTCGTCACTCGGACGCTAAAATGGTACTTGGACGATTGGAACGCGAACGCCGATCGGATCATCGAGATACCCGTCGCCCCGGTTCAATCAAGCGGATTTTCGATCGAATACTACAACTCGGAAAACGTTTTGACGACTTGGTCTAGTGCCGAATACGAGCTCGACGTGATTTCGGAGCCGGCTAGAATTAGACCGAAGTCAGGATATAGCTATCCCGAAGTCTACGATCGATTGAACGCGATCGCTATTACTTTTAAAGCTGGCAAAGATAGCCCGACTGAGATCGAGAGCGATATTAAAGGCGCGATCAAAGTCCTGATCGCTAATCGCTTCAGATTCCGCGAAGACGAATCGATCGGAGCTCAGGTGACAGATAAGGAAGCGGCATTCAAGGTTTTGAACGGCTATAGATTGAGGTATTTCGCGTGAGACTTTCCGCCGGCGAGCTGAACAGAAGAATCGCTTTCGAAGAGAAGTCAACGACTTACGACGAGAATCGCTCGCGCGTTGAAACCTGGTCGACCTTCTCGGCTTTCGTGCCGGCAAAAGTCGTCCCGGTCTCTGGGACTGACGGCGTCCTCGTCGGAGAGCAAGCCGCGCAGACTAGGGCCGAATTCTGGATCAGGTTTCGCGAAGATATAAAAACGGAACATCGAATAAACTACAACGGGCGGATTTTCGATATTTTAGATATCGCAGAAATCGATCGCCGGCACGGACTGAAAATCGCAGCAATTGAGCGGAGGGCTTCTTGATGAAACTGCCCGAAGGCGCTCTTTGCGAAGTGATTCTCGCTTCTTCTGAAGTCCAGGCTTTGATCGCCGGCCGCCTTTTCGAGCATCCGGCGCCGAAAAACACGGCTTACCCTTTTGTCAGCTATCAAAGAATCTCGACCGTGCCGCGGTTGAATCTAAACGGACGGAGCTCGCTTTCGGGTGTTCGAATCCAGCTTAATTGTTATGCCTCGAGAGGTCCAATCGTCACTGAAGTATTAGAGACTCTACAGAACGCGATTCACGGATATAATGGTATCGCTAACGGTATCGAGATCAAAGATATATCAATTGACGACGGCGAAAGCGGCGGCGGTGTAGATTACGACGAGAAGCTTGATATTTTTGGCGGCTCTTTCGAAGCGATCGTCACATATCGGAGGGATCAATAATGCCGATGAAAACGACCTTTACCGTCGAAGGCTTCAAAGAGGTCGGGCAGGCTCTAAAGTCTCTAGGCGACGAATTCGCGCCGGCGATTCTTCGGAAAGCGCTTCTTGACGCGGCCGTTATTATTCGCGACGAGGCAATGAGGCGCGCGCCGGTCGACTCCGGTCGATTGTCTCAGCTGATAGGGCGGAGCTCTGGTATCAGCAAAGGCGAGGTTTTCGCGAAGGTAGCAGGGATCGAGCTGCGAAGCAAGTTTGGCAAGAAAGCCATGATCAAAGCGATCAAGAAGAAGAAAATAGGCAAGGGTAAAAATGGAATCGTTCTAACAGAAACCGCCTATTGGGATCGTTTTGTCGAATATGGAACGCGATTTCAGAAAGCGCAACCTTACTTAAGACCGGCTTTCGACGCGAAGGCCGAGGAATTCGCCGCGCACGTTCGCGACAATATGCAGAAGCGAATAGATAAATTTATCGCGAAGCAAAAGAACCAACGATCATCAAAGAGGTAAAAAACCAATGAAAAAACTGATACTATCCGCGATACTATCGCTATTTGCTATAGCGCCGGCTTTTGCGGCAAGAACAGCTCTAAACGTAGTACAGCCTAAAAAGCCAGATCAGGCAGTAAGCGCTAATAGCTTAGATGTCGCATTTACAGCCGCCGACGTTTCAAACGGTAATTCTTTTGTGTCGACCGGCCGCGAATATATTTTCGCTCAGAATTCCGGCGCTTCACCATATACGGTGACTATTACTTCAGCTCCGGACGAGCTCGGTAGAACGAACGATATAGACGCTTATTCGCTCGGCGCTTCTGAATTTCTTTGTGTTGGTCCCGTCAAACAAAGAGGTTGGAAGCAGTCCGACGGCAAGATCTATATCAACGCCGAAAATACCGCCGTTAAATTTCTGATCGTTCGCGTCAGCCAGTAAATAAAATCCGCTCTAGTAGCGACTTTTCACTCTTAGCCTAATCAAAACAGAGGTAATAAAATGTCAGATGCACTTTTCGCGCAGGGAACGAAGTTTTTTCTTTCCGTTTCTAACGCTTGGGTCGAAGCTCCGGAACTGAGAGCGATCAACGTCCCGGAAGCTCAATCAACCTTTATCGAAACCACTCACCTAAACAGCGAAAACAACGATGACGAATTCATCAAGGGTTTGAATCGGAAAGGCAATTGTACCGGTGAAATGGCCTATCTTCCTCAACATGCGGTAATTCTGAAACTATACGAGCTCAGAAACGCGCTTGGCTTGGCGGGTAAAACTGCAATGTTGGTAGAGTTTCCCGACGCCGCCGAAACGGTTCACTACTTCGAGGCTTACGTCGAATCTGTTGGACCTCCCGCCGCTCGCGTTGGCGGAGATCTCGCTTTGCCCTTTTCTTGCAAGCCAACCGGCAAGCTAAGACAGGGAACCGGCGGAAGCGGCGCTATCAGTGCCGATCCTACGACTTGGGTTTAATACTCGGTAATCGAGTATTTTTGTTAGACAGTTAGAAACGGAGAAAATAGAAAAATGGTTCTAAGTAAAGAAGACTTTCTAAGAGTGAAGCTGAAAGAAGAAAAGCTTCGCATCGAAGAATTGGACGGCGAAGTCGTAATCAAGCAATTGAGCGCGAAAGAACAAGCGTTCGCAATTGAGCGCTTTCAGAAGCGAATAAAAGAAGATAACGTCAACTCTCTAGCTTGGCGTGAAACTTTGCTCGTCCGAGCTCTACACGACGAACAGGGAAGGATATTCGGAGACGGCGACGAAGAAATAATCGCCGCTCTTCCGGATGCGATTGTCTCGAAGCTTTACTCCGTGGCTTCGAGACTCAATCCGATCGGGGACGACGAGAAAGAGGAAGAAGAGCTAAAAAATTCCGAAGCTCCTTCGACCGATTCTTCTACTCCTTGATGCTCAAAACCGGCAGGTTGAATAAGGAAGCGGCTCTCGACGAGATGACCCCGGAAGATCTTAGAAACTTCTGGCTTCTTTATCAGCTCGAACCGTTTTGTACCAGGGGCGAAGAAAGGCGACTAGGCCGCGCGGCCGAATCGATCTCTAATCGCCCCTGGTATGAAATCTTTCCAGGGCACGAAGGCGAGAACGCTCCGCGCAAGCGAGAGCGAACGCCGGAAGAAGAGAAAGCAAATCTTGACGCGGTTCTCGCTCACTGGAAATTGCAAGCGGAGATCTGGAACAAATCCCAAGGACTCTAAGAAGTGGCTACTCTTCGCGAACTAGCTCTAAAGTTTTCTGCAAACGTCGCGGAAATAACTTCTGATCTAAGTAAGATCGAAAGAAATTTTCAGCGGTTTCAGCAAAACATTGACAAGATCGGCAAAGCCGCGGCGGCGTCAATCGCCCTGATCGGAACCGGTCTAGCTTTCGCGAAAATGGTCGACGGAGCAAAGAGCGCGGAAGCGGCCATGGCCCAGGTCACGGCCGCTATTCGTTCAACGGCAGGCGCCGCCGGCGTGACGGCGAAAGAAGTCGCTAATCTCTCAAACGAGATCAAGCGAATGACTGGAATCGACGACGATCTCGTCAATTCTATGCAGTCAGTTTTATTGACGTTTACCAAGGTTGGTAAAGACGTCTTCCCGCAAGCGACGAAAGCGATCGTCGACATGTCCGTCCGCCTCGGCACGGATCTAAACTCGGCCGCGATCATGGTCGGCAAAGCGCTAAACGATCCGACTCGAGGAATCACGGCACTTCAGAAAGCCGGCGTCTCGTTTAGCGAAACGCAAAAGGCTTTAGCTAAACAGCTTTTCGAGACCGGGCAAATAGCAAAATCTCAAGCCATTATACTTAAAGAGCTCGAGACGGAATTCGGAGGGGCGGCCGCGGCGGCTCGCGATACTCTCGGCGGTGCTTTGCTCGCCCTTAAGCAAAATCTCGATGATTTGATCGATAGCTTCGCCGGCACTCGCGGACTAAGAGAAGTAGTCGAGTATTCGAACGTCGTTCTCGAAGACATGATCAAGACAATGGAAGCGCTCCGCGATCCGTCTTCGAAGATGTCCAAAGATCTAGATCGGTTCTCAAGGACTCTCGCCGAAGGTATGGAAACGGCGAAGGTTTGGGCGAACGCAACGATCTGGGGATTGAGTCTTGTTTCTAAAGGACTGCAGCAATTCGGCGTTAACGTTTCGAAGTATTTCAAACCGGCTTTTGACGCTTTTTTGCTATTTAATCCAAATATCGCGACTTCGGGCAAAGCCGTATCTCTCGCGCTCGGCGAAATGGGCAAAGCTTTTCAAAGCGCCGACTCTACTTTTAAGCTGGCTTTACAAGCCGGCGCGATGCCGAATTATTTTCAATACTTTGATGATGCCGCGGACCGAGCTCGCAAGAAAATAGACGATCTACACGCGGCGGCGGCGAAAGCTAAACCGCGCATGGTAGGCGGGATAGACGAAAATATCCCAAGCGAGAAAGAAAGAAAGGCGGCGGAGAAGGCCGCGAAGGCAAAAGAAAAACTGATCGACTCCGAGAAGAAGTCGATCGAGAGCTTGATTCAAGCCTACAGGCAAAAGAATATCGATCTCGAGGGGCAATTAGTCAAGCATAAAGAGATCGCCGACCAGGTCGAAGCCGAGCATAAGATATCGCAGCTTCAGAATGTAAGCTTAAAAGACCGCTTGGCGGCAATCGCTCAGCTCGGGCAATTGACGAGAGAGCGCGTCGAGCTCGAGAGAAAAATCGAAGTCGGCAAAGAGCGCGACAAGCTGAAAGAGATCTTGAAAAACATTCAGGATCAAACCGAGCAAATCAAGCTCAAAAATAAGCATCAAGAAGATCAGCTCGCGATAATCGAAGCGGAGAAATCGGTAAGGGATACGATCAAGGTCGGGCTAACCGAAAATCTTGATCTGCAGCAAAAGATCACCGAAGCCGCGAAAGCGCAAGCCGAAGCGATAAAAGAACAGAAGCACGAAGAGAGCCTCAAGAATCTTCGCGAAATGTCGCTCGAGTATGATAAGCAGATCTCGGCATTGCAAGCCAAGCTAAGGGGCGAGGAAGACCTTCTTCCGCTTCTCGAGCAAGAGAAGAAGATTCGAGAAGATATAAATCTTTCCGATCAAGAAAAGAACGAAGCGATCGCGTCGAATCGAAATAAATTCGGTCAGATAAAAGCGCTAAATGATTCGCTCGAGGATCAGAAGAAGATAATTGACGGCGTCAAGAGTAGCTCTGACGATTACGCGACTAAGCTCCGGAAACTGCAGGAAGCTTTTAGCTCGAATCAAATCAACGCCAAACAATACGAAGCGACCGTAACAGATATTTGGGAAGCTCAGAAGAAATCTAAAACAGTCGCGGACGAATTCGCTTCGACTCTCGTTTCCGGACTCTCAAAAGCTGTCACTAATGCCAAGAATCTCAAACAGGGCTTACAGGATGCGGCGAAGCAATTAGCGTTATTCGCGGCTCAGCATTTGCTGTTAAAACCGCTCGAAAACGCGATCGCGAATCTAGGGAACTGGCTAACCGGAAGCGGTAAATATTTGCAAAAGCCCGGAACGCCTTCGGCTCCGGCTTCTAACAGCTTTGCCGGATTGCCGGCGCTATTTGGCGGCGCCGCTAATTCGCCGACCGGCTCCGGCGGCGGTGGCTTCTTGTCTAGTATTGCCAAATTCTTCCGCTTGCCGACTTTCGCTCTCGGCGGTTCCGCTTTCGCTGGGCAAGCGGCGCTTTTCGGTGAAAACGGAATGGAACTCGCGATCCCTAAACAAGATATGCACGTTTTCACTGCAGCGCAAACAAAGCAAATCCTCGGTCCGTCGTCCAGCGCGCAGGCTTGGCAGAATAATCTAAACTGGTCCGCCGGCATGACGACCGGCGATTGGATGGCGAAAAATGAACGAGCTTGGCAGCTTTCGCAAGAGCGGAATTATTTAAACTCTTCGCTCGCTCCGGCTCTAAATCAAGCTTGGCGCGACGATACGATCATGAAAGCGCAAAGCATGACCGCCGAAATGATGCGCGCCGGCAAGACCGATCATATAGGCTTCGATATTTTGAATCGCGTTCAAAATGGCGGTTCCATGATGATGGCCATGGCTCCAAATTTCCAACTTCCGACCGGCGATCAGCAATTCTCTATCTTGTCCCAGATGGCTAGCCGCGGCGTAAATATCAGCCCGGCTCTACTGCAGATGGCTATGGACAACGATTATCTATTCAGGGGCGGAAGCTCCGGAATGTACGCTTCCGGCTCCCTTGGCGGCTTCTTGAACAATCCTCTCGGCTATAAGTCAATGGGAATCGAGGGTAAAACGCCTTGGAAGACCTATCAAGATATTGATTCGATGGAATCCCTAGCGTATGGCGGCGACGGCTCAGCGGTGGTATCAGAATTGATGCGCGCGGCTAAACGTGACGCGAGCTGGAACGCTAACTCGGTCGGTTCTTATCTCCGTTCAATGATGAATACGCAACCTCTCGGAGGCTATAGAGGCGCGTCCGAAGAGTATCTTCGTAATATCAAAGGTTGGAACAAATTTTCAAAGAACCATAAGCCCTATGCCGATGCTTACGGCTTCGGTGTTTGGAGCGGACCGACTACCGACGGCATGTCGATCAGTAATGGCGGTTGGGTGGATTCGCGCGGCGGCGGCTCTTCTAACGACTGGATCGACGACGAGTATTTTACAGGCGCGGCAAATCCGAAGCGCTTCGATCCGACGGTGGCAAGCAAGGAATATCAACCCAAACCGGGTACGGCTCAGGACTTCCTGAAAAGTCTAAATAAAAACCCTTATTTCGACTTCGCAGCTAACACCATGGGCGGTATCAAGGAAGCCTTCAAGAAGCTTTTCGGCGGTAAGGCTAATAACGGCTTTAGCGGCGTCGGGCAGGTCGGCGACTGGATCGACTTACCAGGCGCAAAGCAAGGACGAAACTTTAAGCAAGACGCTCTAGACGCTTTCAATTCTTGGGTATTGAGCGGCAAGGGGCAAGGGCTCAAGATTGGCGGCGTTACCAAAGATATGCTTGATTCGATGCAATCATGGCAGTATAAAGGTAAGGGTCTAAAGATTGGCGACCTTGCCGGCGACTTGAACGAAGCTTTCAGAAGTTGGCTTCCGACGCCGACGAGATACGGGATCAAACTTCCGCGAAGCCTCGAAGATCCTTTCTCCTCCGTCGGCTCTTATCCGGCTTACCCCGCGGCTTTCGGCATCGCCACAATGGATGATGTCTTTAGTCAGCAACTGTTCAAGAATCCGCCTCCGGGACGTCCTTCTAGCAGCTTTGATCGGTGGCCGACTTCGCCGATTTACGCCGGGCGGATAGACGCGAAGATGAAAGGATACGCGAACGGCGGATTACTGAGAGCCGGAGAGATGGCGGTTGTCGGAGAAAAGGGCAAAGAGTTTATCATGTCTCCGAACGATGTCCAGGTCGTTCCAGCAAATCAGCCGGGCGGAGCTCGTCCGGAAGTAAATGTCAACGTGATCGAGGTTCCCGGCTATAAGGCGCAAGTTAACAAGCTGGCCGACGGAACTATCGAGGTTAGGCATATCGCAAAAATGATCGGATCGCAGCTCGAGGAAATGGGCTTTTTGAATACAGGCGTCGCGCAACGGAGGCCGATTAGATGACTTTAGCTTGGCCGTCAACTCTTCCGCAATTTCCGCTTGTTCAATTCGACTCGCTTCCGAATTCGAACATAATCGAGAAGGAATTCGAAACGGGTCCGATCCGGCTCCGGAAGCGCGACTCCGTTCGATTTGAGACTCATTCGATATCTATTATCGTGACTAAAGAGCAAAGACAAACTTTCTTCGACTTCTTTTATGTCGATCATAACGAAGGCGCGACGCCTTTCGAGTGGACCGATCCGAATACCGACTCGGCGAAAAATTTCCGAGTGAGGAATCCGAGCTCGAGGCATGTCGGCGCCGGCATCTATGAAATCAGTTTTCAGCTTCAGGAGGTTCCGAATTGATACCTGAAGAGGATTTGGCGATCATTTTGAAGGCGAATCTAGGAAGCTGGATCGCTCGCAACCTGATCACGATCGAGCATCCGGACATGGCGACGCCGCTTCGATATGTGAACGCGAACGACGACCTTACTCATGATGGCTTGCTCTATAGCGCTCGCGGCTTCGCGATAGCTCACCCGACGCAAGGCGCCGGCACGTTCTCTAACGGCGATCTATCGATCGATAATACCGATCTCGTGATTAGCGCCTTCGCTCGCCAATACTCTTACATGAAGCGCGCGACCTTGACACTACGGACGGTATCAACTACCGATCTTGACAGGGTGATGGTCGGACCGTTTGAATTCGTGATCAAGCAGATCGGGCTAACAGTGCGCGCCGCTTCGATAGTGCTCGGCTTCGAAGATACGCTCCGCGAGAGCTATCCCTTTCCTACTTTTGACGAGCATTACGCTGGCTTATTCGGTGTTGAGACATGAGTATTTTTAGCTTACAAAATCTAGCTAGGCTCGGCGCTCCGGCGCTCGGACTAGGCGCGCTAATCGCCGCGTCATTCTGGGGGCAGGATAGATCAGCGGGACAAACCTCTCAAGTTTTGAATCAAGTAGCGCCGCTAACCGATCCGGGCGATCCTCCTGAACTGCCGGCGGTGGACGATTACGGCGGCGCGAAAGATATTCTTACTTCTCCGCTTGCCGGCGTTTCGAATAGAGATAATCCGCGCGGTACGGTTCCGCGCATTTTCGGCGCGCCGATGAAAGTTTACCCGCCTCTTTCGGCTCGCCCTTACACGATCAGAACTAGCACGGGCTCTATACTTCAAGCAGTCTTTGAATTCGGTCCTGGTCCTCTCCAGATAGCGAACTACAAACTAGGCGGGGTGCCGCTTTCGAAGTATCCGACGATCGCACTAGAAGAAAGATTCGGCTATCCGTCCGATACAAATTTAACTAGCTATACTCAAGACGTTGAACAGCAACAATTTAACGAGCTCGTCGCTTACGATGCTCCGGTGATCAAGCGTACAAAGCAATTCGCTAATTTTATCCACGTCACCTTGATTTATCCCGATGGAATCTATAGGACTGTAAACGGGCAAAGATTGCCGGCTCGAGGCTCTTTCCAGATCGTGATCACGAACATCGACGGATCGGGATGGGTCGTTAATTCGACGCCGGAGTTTATTGACTTTTCGCTCGGTCCGAGAATATACGAATACGCTTTCGCGGTGCCGCCGGGTATTTACGACGTTTATGTCGATCGCACTCGGCTTTATTTTGGCGATCTTTACGACGACGAGCATCCGGTTTATTGGACTACTTTGACGGAGACTAATACGAAGTATCCGTTTAGCCCGATCTATGACGCGAACGGAACAGAGATAAAAATGTCTCGCGTCGCTATGCGCGCGATTCAGGATCAAACGACTCCAGATCTAAGCGGAGCGATCGGCGAGCTCTCCGCGGAAGTGACAAGCCTTTTAAGACCGCACGACGGAACGAGCTGGCAACCGAGAATTGCCTCGGCTAATAACGCTTGGGTCATGCTCGAGATACTAACCGGCTCAGCTAATTATCGCCCGGCTTCGGATGATCGGATCGATTTTGCAGCTTTTAAAGCGTTCGGCGATTGGTGCGACGAGCAGGGATTCACATATTCAAACGTGATCGATTCAGCTCGAGACATGAGCGAGTTATTACGCGAAGTAGCTCAGGCAGGACAAGGCTATTTTATTCCGAATAAGAACGGAAAATATTCGGTCGGGATAGACAAAGCGGTCGACGAAGTGTCCTTCCACTTTCACCCGCGAAACATTATCAAAGATACCTTTACGGCGCGCGTTTCTTATCTCGAGCCGCTCGATTATATCGCCGCGCAATTTATCAATCCTGAAGCTGATTATCAGCTGGACGAGCGGAAAGTTTTTGACGACGGAAAGGTCGAAGGACAAGACTTTAAGCATGAAACGATCCGGCTCGTCGGCGTCAAAAGCAAAGCCGCAGCATACAAGATCGCGCGGCGCTTGCTGGCGATTCACAAGCTTAGATCGTGGATCTATCAATTCGAAACCGACGTCGAGCATTTTGCAGTATCGATCGGAGACAAGGTTAGAATCACTCACGATCTGCTAGGCGCGGGGCTTGGGCAAGGCGTCATCAAGGCCGTTCAAATGTCCGGTCCTGATTGCGTTGGTATCACGATTGATGCCCCCCAAGAGCTCTTCGCCGGCACTCGATATCAAGTAAGAATAATTCTGAGCTCCGGCGATTCGGTCGTCAGGGAAATAGTAAATACTGACAATCTAACCGGCGCTTTCACTTTCTTGACGCCGATATCCGGCACTCTTCCGGAAGTCGGCTATCCCGTCGTTTTTGGCGAGCTTGACTTCGATTCGATCGAAGCTATCGTTATCAACAAAGAGCCTAACGAGACGATGGGCGCCGTGTTGACTTGCGTCGATTACGCTCCGGAGGTTTACAAATCGGATACTGAGCCGGTCCCGGAATGGTCCTCGAAAATAACTTTCGGGCGTCGGCGTGAAGTTGAAATTCCAGCGCCGCAAGTTATCGCGGTGCAAAGCAACGAAGCTGTTCTTGAGCAGGCCGGAGACGGCTCCTATCGCCCGAAGATTTTGATCACCCTTGGCGGACTGCCGGACTACGTTGACGAAATAGAGTATCAAATCAAGACAACCGGTCAAGGTGGATGGGGTCCGGCAAATTTTGTATCAGCCCGAGCCGGCTCGATCTCGATCTACGAAGTCGAAGAGAAGAAAACTTACGACATCCAGGTTAGATCGCGGAAAGGCAATTTTATATCCGACTGGACTCCGATCTCGGCCCATACTGTTATCGGCAAAACAACGCCGCCGCCCGATGTCCCGAATATGATCACAAAAGAGCCCGACTCAAGCGTGATCAAATGGTTCTACGACTCCGCCCATGGTGTCGACGTTCCGCGAGATCATGCCGGCTTCGTGGTCAAACTTGCTTGGAACGCTTTCGCGAACTGGGAAGCCGGTTATGTGCTTTCGCCTCTTTGCCTAACGACTCGCTTTGATATTGGAGGGCTAGCCCGCGGACTGAAGACGATAATGATCAAAGCGATCGACGTCGCCGGCAACGAACAAGCCGGGCCGCCCGCAATTCTTCAGCTTGATTTTGGCGAGGCTCTTTTAGACAACGTAATCGAGACTATAGCGCATAATCCGGCATTTTCGATCGGGCAATTTGAAAACTGTTTTGTTGAAGACGGCAAGCTGAAAAACAACGATAACGGCTCGCTTTTCTGGGGTCCAGACAACGCGCCTTTCTGGGGTCCGGATAACGATCCGTTTTGGGACGTACGGTATATCCCAGGATTATATACTTGGAAATTCACGCCGGATTCGACCGAAGCGAAGCCCTTCAAAGTGAAAGTCAAAGCTTCCGTCGTCGGTCCTTACGTGATCGAGTACAGAACGGGCGGTAATCAGCTCTTCTGGGGAAACGATAACGATCTCTTTTGGGGACCAGATGACGATCTATTTTGGCCGCCGGCGGAGCAGTTTCAGCCAGTCCCAGACGACGGAATCGAGGGCGACTGGATCGAGTACGAATTTAGGATTAGTTTGCTTGGCTGGACTCAGCAAACTATCATCGAGAATCTAGAGACTATCGTCGACGTCAGGGATTTGATAGAATATGTTGACGATTTCGAAGTAACGAACGCAGGCGGATCGCGTCCGACGCTAACGAAGTCTTTTAGAAAGATCAAGCGAATCAGGATCGATCTACAGAGCAGCATTGATCACCCGGACGCGGCCAGCGCTCGCAGTTTAGATAAGCTGGAGACTGGTCCTTTAATCGGAGTATTCGACGCGGCAAACGCAGGGACGACGGGAATCGTCGATCTGACAATACAGGGATATTAGAATGACCGCCAATATATCGCAGAACTATATACAAGACGCGGGGCGCACGAACGCGCAGCTCAAGACTACTTTTGAGCAAATGCTCGATTTATTGAACGAGATGCTCGGCGGTCAGGGCTTCAAAACTGCGACGATCAATATTTCCTCAAATAATCTCGCGTTAACGGATCTTTATTCCTGTTTCACGATCGACTCCGAGGACTCCTCGCCAGATAATCTAGATTCGATTTCTTCCGCCGGCGTGATTCGTGACGGTCAGGTCTATTTTCTAAAAATTGCGAACGCAGCTCGTCCGATCACTGTTAGAAACGGGCAGGTCGGCACTAAGGAGATCTACACCCGAACGGGACTTAGTCGAGTGCTGCGAAGCACGTCGGAGATTTTCGTCGTTCAGTACCGCGAAGTGGATGACGCTTTCTTCGAGATCCTACCCGACTACACTCCGCCTCTTATGCGCGTTCCGGGCTTTTCGGAAATCCAGACTTTAGCGCCGGCGTCGAACGTTGTAACACCGACTAACGGCTTTATCTTGATTGATTGCGCGTCTTCGACCGATATCAACCAGATCGCAAGAACAAATTTTCCGGACAACTCCGGACTTCTGATCGTGGGAACGGCGGACGTCGTCAACGTTGCAACGCTCAAGCACGGGCTTGGGACAGCCGGCAAGCTAATTCATAACAACGGCGACGATCTCGTTCTAGATTCTGCGACTAAATTCGTCGTTTACTACCCGTCGACCGATTCGGGTAATTTGGTTTGGCGCGAGCTAACTAGATTTGGCTTCGATCGAATTCCGCCGCTCGGCTCGGCTCTTCAAGTCTTAAGAGTTAACGCGGGCGGCACTGCTCTAGAATTCGCCTCGCCTAGTTCAAGCGGCGGCGATGGCTTTGGCGGCAATGGTAGCCGCTCGCTGCCTACTTCCGGCTCAATTAGTGGTGATTATTATCATGATGGCGACTGGACCGCAACCGGCGCCCTGACGATTGCCGATGGGACGAGAATCTTCGTTAAAAACTGCTCGACGTTCAACATGGGATCTTATTCCCACGTTGTAAGCACTCGCGCGAATAGCGGCGGGAAGGGTAGACCGACA